CGCTGGTGGGGCTTTTCCCGCACCACCTACCAAGCACTACTTGATGTAGTTCTTGACCCCGAGTACGGGGACATTACCGATACCGAAAAGGGTACGGACATTCGCATTGACTACGGCAAGAAGTCGGGTCAGTCATATCCTACTACGGATATTCGTCCTATGCGACGCACTTCAAGCCTCGGCACCACCGAGGAGCAGGTCAGCACTCTCCTAGAGAGCATCACCCCTGCTACTGATGTGTTTGAGAAGACAACTCACGAGACTTGTGAGCGTGTTCTCAATGAGACTTTGGGTGATTCTGATACAACAACGGGAACTAGCGAAACTACTCGCTATTCTAACACGACCAATACCACCGCCAAGCCCAAGACCGACAACGCTCTTGAGGGTGTTGCTGATATTGAGTCTGCGTTCGACGATCTATTGGCGAGTTGACCGCCAAACCCGCAGGGAGGCACGGGGGTTACAGGTGTCTCAAAACTTTCACGGAGTAAAGATGTCTAAAAAACAAGAGGCTGCTCTTGTGCAAGACTTGCGCAAGGAACTAAACAAGGCAGCAAAAGAGAATGTAGCGTTCGACCTTCACGGTGATAACCCTACTGACGTAAAGACTTGGATCCCCACTGGATCAACGCTTCTCGATTATATTATCTCTAACCGCAGAGATGGCGGGATCCCTGTGGGCAAGTTGACCACGATCGCCGGCGAGTCTGCTAGTGGTAAGAGTCTTGTCGTCACACAAATTATGGCAAACACCCAAAAGATGGGAGGTCTTGCTGTTTACATCGATACTGAGAACGCAGCCTCCCCTGACTTTATGGCTCAACTCGGGTTAGATACTGAAAAGAATTTTATCTATGTACAGCCGGGTACCATTGAAGAAGTGTTCGAAAACATCGAGCGCCTGATTGGTCTTATCAGGGAGAAAGCCCCTGATCGATTGGTTTGTATTGTATGGGACAGCGTTGCCGGCACACCAGTCAAGGCCGAAGTTGAAGGGGACTATGACCCCAACAGCCGCATCGGTCTGACAGCCAAGGCACTAGCCAAAGGTATGCGGAAAGTAACAGAAGCTTTGGGCAAAGAACAAATCGCTGTAGTTTTCACTAATCAGTTGAAGACCAACATTGGTGTTATGTTCGGGGACAACCGAGTCGAACCAGGCGGAAAGGCGTTGCCCTACCATGCCTCGACCCGGATTTGGCTGACCCAACACAAGGGTAAAGCCAACGGTCAGATCCTAAACGAGAAGAAGCAGGTCATTGGCTTCCACACCAGTGCCAAGACAATGAAGTCTCGCTTCGGACCATCACCAAGGAGTTGTCAGTTCGATGTATTATTTGACCTTGCTAACGACCGTGTTGGCGTTGACGATGAAGGTTCCTGGCTTACTGCTATCGCTGGCACGCCTGGCTGTATTCGCAGCGGCGCTTGGTATACTATCAGTGTTGACGGCAAAGATAAAAAGTTTCAAGCCAAAGAGTTTGTGACCCTCTTAGAAGACAAGAAATTCAAAAAAAGAGTTCTTGACATTCTGGAAGATGAGTATAGAATAGGTAAGAAGTAGAAAACTTACCGGAGATTTCGAATGAAAAGATTGCTTATTATTGATGGACAAAATATGTTCATCCGCAATTATGTTATGTCCCCTCAGTTAGATATCAATGGAAGTCCTATTGGTGGCTTGACTGGGTTTATGAGATCACTCCAGAAGGAAGTACGTCGAGCGAACCCCGATCGTGTCGTGGTATGTTGGGAGGGTCCCGGAAGCTCGCAGAAGCGCCGAGAGAAAAACAAGAACTATAAGCTTGGTCGGAAAGCCCCACGGCTCAACCGAGAGTATGAGTTCAACTCTCCCGAGGAAGAGAAAGAAAACAAATATTCTCAGGTCGTGCGCCTGACTGAGTACCTAGACCGGTTGCCAATTTTGCAGCTATCCCTAGAGAGTGTCGAAGCGGATGATATTATTGCGTGGCTTTGTCATAGCCATGAGTACAGCGAGTGGCAAAAGCTTATTATCTCCAATGATAAAGATTTCATTCAGCTTTGTGACGGCAAGACTGTCTTAGTTCGACCTGGCAAGAATGAAGAAGTTCTTAATCAGAACAGTGTCATTGAGCAATATAATATTCACCCTCGGAATTTTGCTATTGCCCGTGCTATCACTGGGGACAAGTCAGATAATCTTGAGGGCGTCAAAGGGCTTGGTTTGGCAACTGTAGCGAAAAGATTTCCTTTCCTTTCGGAAAATAAAGACTATACAATCAAGCAGGTTTTGACACACGCAAAAAATAATAGTTCTAAAATCAAGGCATATCAGAATGTTGCAGATAGTGAAGAAACTATCGCTTCCAATTACGAAATTATGCAGCTATATACCTCTACCATATCCAATCAAGGAGTGCAAAAACTCAAGTACGCAATTCAGAATGACGGGATCAATTTGAATCGCACAGAAATTAGAACAATGCTCCTCAAGGATGGAATTGGTACTCTCAACATTGATGAATTGATGTTGGCGCTTCGCTCTCATAAAAAATAATGAGCGATAGCCCTTCACATTTCTGTCTTTTAAGTTATAGTGGGTATAAGGCTGGTAAATGACTGAGCAAGAATTCGAAACTTTTAGCAAATTTGGAAAGTCTTTCCAAGAGAAGCTCGTAAAGCTTATCCTCTTCGATCGCCATTTTGCGAACCAAGTAGAAGAGGTATTAGACACTTCTTACTTAGAACTTAAATACCTTCAGGTGTTTGTGGATTTACTCTTCCAACACAAGAGGGATTATCCTCACCCAACTTACGAAGCGATGGTTTCTGTAGTCCGTACCCAGACTGAGGATTACTCTAATAGCATTGTTAAGCAAGTCATTGACTTCATGGCTCGTGTGAAAAGCAATGCTATCGGCGATGATGATGCAGAGTATATCAAGGAGAAATCCCTAGACTTCTGTAAAAAGCAAAAACTTAAGGAGGCTATCCTTCGGTCTGTGGGTCTTCTACAGACTCAGAGTTTTGACCAGATCCAAAAGGTCATCAATGACGCTATGAATCTCGGTGCCGACAACAACCACGGTCACGATTATCACAAAGACGTTCTTGACCGGTTTGAATTGAAGATGCGCAACCCAGTCTCCACACATTGGGATGAGATCGATATGATCACCAAGGGAGGTCTGGGCAAAAGGGAGCTTGGTGTCGTAGTAGCCCCTACGGGGGCGGGCAAGTCTATGGCTCTTGCTCACTTGGGTGCGATGGCTGTGGTCAAAGGCAAGACGGTGGTTCACTATACATTAGAGCTTGCGGATACCGTGGTAGGTCAACGATATGATTCCTGTATCACGGGGATTGAATTAAAGAACTTGATGTCCATGAAGGATTCCATCATCGATATCATCGACCATATCCCTGGGCAACTGATCATCAAAGAGTATCCTACTAAGTCAGCTAGTACGCAGACTATCTCGACTCATTTAGAGAAGCTGCGCCAAAAGGGCATCAATCCCGATATGATTATCGTGGACTATGCTGACCTTTTGAAGCCAACGGCAAGCGGCTTCAAGACCCAGGAACTCCGCCACAGCCTTGGCAACACCTATGAAGAATTGCGAGGCATCGGACAAATCTGGGACATCCCAGTATGGACAGCATCCCAGACTAATCGCAGCGGACTGAACGCTGAGGTCATTACAATGGAAGCCATCAGTGAGGCATTTAGCAAGTGCTTTGTAGCTGATTTTATCTGTTCCATCTCCCGCACGATCGAGGACAAGACCGAGAACAAAGGTCGTATGTTCGTCGCTAAAAACCGCAATGGTATTGACGGCATTGTCTACCCGATGGAGATTGACACATCCAGGGTACACCTGAAAGTACTACCCCCTGATGAGTGTTCGACCATCGATGCGGTGGTGATGAAAACTAAACAAGAGCAAGACGAACACTTGCGGGCAAAATATAAACAGTTCAAAGAAGAGCGCAAACAAAAGGCAAGAGCCGAACAACAAGGAGCAGAAATAGCATGAACGATACAGAGCTATCTACACAAATTCTATCAGACATCACGGTTTATATGAAATACGCCCGCTATCTCCCTGAAGAGAAGCGACGTGAGACTTGGAAAGAATTAGTTACTCGGAACATGGAGATGCACATCAAAAAGTATCCCAAACTCAAGGGTGATATCGTAGAAACCTACCAATCGGTTCTTGACAAGAAGGTACTTCCGTCGATGCGGTCTATGCAGTTCGCAGGGAAACCCATTGAAATCTCTCCTAATCGTGTGTTCAACTGCGCTTATGCTCCCGTAGATGACTGGCGTGTGTTCGGCGAGATTATGTTTTTGTTGCTCGGCGGAACCGGTGTTGGATACTCTGTCCAGCAACATCACGTCGAAGAACTCCCAGAAATTCGGAAACCAAACACAGAAAGAACCCGGAGGTATTTAATAAATGATAGTATTGAAGGATGGGCTGATGCAGTCAAGTATCTTATCCGCAGCTACTTCTTTGGTGGCTCAAAACTACGATTTGATTTTAGTGATATTCGCCCTAAGGGTGCTCGCCTTGTAACCTCTGGCGGCAAAGCCCCAGGACCGCAGCCACTTAAGGAGTGTCTTGTAAAGGTTGAGGGTGTACTGAACGAAAAGAATGATGGCGAAAAGCTATCCGCCATCGAGGTACATGATATTGTGTGTCACATTGCGGACGCTGTGTTGGCTGGTGGCATCCGCCGAGCGGCTCTCATCTCTTTGTTCTCCGCAAGTGACAACGAGATGATTGCCTGTAAGGCTGGCAACTGGTGGGAACAGAACCCACAACGAGGACGAGCTAACAACTCTGCCGTACTTTTGCGGCACAGGATCACAAAAGAATTCTTCCTAGACTTATGGAAGCGAGTGGAGGCATCAAACGCAGGGGAGCCTGGTATCTACCTGTCCAACGACAAGGACTGGGGAACCAACCCGTGCTGCGAAATCGGTCTAAGACCGTTCCAGTTCTGTAATCTTACGGAAGTCAATGTAAGTAACATCAAGGACCAAGAAGATCTTGAAGATCGTGTTCGTGCCGCAGCTTTCATAGGAACGCTTCAGGCAGGATACACAGATTTTCATTATCTCCGTCCAGTCTGGCAACGAACCACAGAGAAGGATGCTCTTATTGGGGTGTCTATGACTGGCATCGCCTCTGGGCGAGTTCTCCAAGATGACATAGATTTGACGGCTGCTGCTCATGTGGTCAAGGAGGAGAACGCCCGTGTTGCCCAGGCTATTGGAATCAATAAGGCAGCCCGTACAACCTGCGTAAAACCTGCTGGTACCACGAGTTTGACCCTGGGAACATCCAGTGGCATTCACGCCTGGCACAACGATTATTATATCCGCCGAATCAGAGTTGGCAAAAATGAGCCAATTTATTGGCACCTAGCAATTCACCACCCAGAACTGGTGGAGGATGAGTACTTCCGTCCCCACGATACAGCCGTCATCTCGGTTCCCCAACGGGCACCCGAAGGTTCTATCTTGCGTGATGAGTCTGCCTTCCAACTTTTGCGTCGGGTAAAGAAAATTACTAAAGAATGGGTCAGCCCCGGCAAACGCTCAGGACAGAACGGACACAACGTCTCAGCCACCATCTCTCTCCACGAGAACGAATGGACAGATGCAGGCGAGTGGATGTGGGATAACCGTCAACACTATAATGGGCTCTCAGTTCTTCCCTTCAACGGCGGCACTTACCAACAAGCTCCTTTCGAGGATTGTTCGAGAGAAAAGTTTGAAGTAATGATGGGTACTCTTCAGGGCGTTGACCTCACCAAGATTGTTGAGGAGGATGACAACACTGATCTCAAGGGTGAAGTAGCCTGCGCCGGCGGTGCGTGCGAAATTACTTAAAGGGAGACAAAAAGTATAATATAATGTTATAGAGGAAAGGACTCTATCATGGCTACTCTAAATTTTATTATGCCCGCCGAGCTTAAGCACTCGCTTTGTGATCGCACAGAGAAAGAAAACAAAGTCGTCCATAGTTGGGAACCCTCGGGGCAAACCCGAGCTATTGTGGGGGATCGCATTGCCGTGGAGTGCATATGTAGGCATTGCAATGTGCGTGAATGGACAGAAACTTCTCGCCCTGAATTTGAAATGCTTCAAACCTATTGGAAGGAACTAAGATGAAACCCTTGAACCGCAGACTACTTATAGAAGTATTAAATCAAGAGGAGGAACAGAGCGGAGCTTTCTTCGTACCACAGGCAGACAAGGCTCCCGATGAATATACGGTAGCCAAAGTCCTAGACTGCGCCACTGATTGCGCCCTGGACTTGACTGGTAAAAAGGTAGTCTTCACCACGTTTGGAATGGAGACAATTATGTTGGATGGAGAGAAGTATAGTTTTATTGGCGAAAATCATCTAATATGCTCTGGCTAAGATTATGAATATATTTAAACCCTGGCGAAGTTTTCTCGTACAAGAATCTGGTTTCAACCGGATCAAGAATATCTTACAGGGCGGCGTAGCTTCTGTAGATACAGTGGGCTTTCTTACGGGCGAAAACCCAATGGCTCAAAAGATGTCGTCTAAAGAGAACCGAGCCCTCAATAAAGAGTTGATGTCTTGGTTGCGTGAACGAGGCTATGGGCCTATCCGCATCCGGGGTAAGTTTGGAAACAAAGAAAGATCTATGATGATCCCCAATATTTCCAGACAGGATATGGTAGAGGTTGGCGAGTACTTCAACCAAGAATCTATTATTTGGGGCAAAAGAACTGAAGAAGATAAATTCCTATTTGAATATATCGAGGGCGATGAAACTATACAAAAAAGAGATGTTGTTCTCTTCGATGACGATGTGCAGTCCCGTGAAGATTTCTATTCTCAAGAACGACAATCCGCCGGACGCAAGTTTTATATACCCTTCTTCGACGATGAATATAGCATGGAAGAAAATCAGAACTCTGAGTATGACATCCCGCCTCTCACCGAAGCTCAAGCGAAGAAGCATTCAACCCTCATTACAGATATCAATAACCGAGTGGCTCTTTCTCTCGACTCTATGCGAACTGAGAAGTCTCGCTGGCAACATCGACAGATTCTGCGCCTCCGTTTACGGGAACTGAAAAAGAAAATATGAAGAACATAATAAAAGAGTTCCGTACCTTTCTTTCGGAACTGGACCAGAAAGCTTACGCCAAGGACGGGACGATGACTCTTTATCATTACACCCGACCTGATGAAGAGTCGCTAGTTCTAGAGCCCACACACCCGAAGAGTCATTATTCTCGCAATGAGTTTGAAACCGCTTCGACCCCGAGAACCTTTTTCTATGTTGACCCACGTCAGAAGGAGAGATTTTTTTATTCTGCGAACTTATATAGGGTTGACGTTCCAGCTAATAGGGTGTATGATCTTAAGAACGACCCTGAAGGATATATTGATAAGGTTCGTCACCCCACCTACGGTCTCCGCAAGGGAGTAGAGTGGGATGATTTACTGGAGTCGATCAGAGAAGATTATGATGGAATATTTTATTCAACGAGTAACTTTGATGTAGTGGCGATGTTTCATCCTATAGAAGTTACCCGAGTACCACCAACTCAACAGGCAGAATTAGAAGCCTAGAAAGACAAAAAATGATTAGAACCGCAGAGTGCATAACCCCTCATCATCCTGATAAGATTTGCGATCGAGTATCCGACGCTATTTTAGATGCTTGTCTCGAACAAGATCCTTTATCTCGGGTAGCAGTGGAGACGATGGGCGGCCATCGCAAGATTGTTATTATGGGAGAGATAACCACAAACGCCTCGGTAGATATTCCTGCTGTTGTGCGAAGTGTGTATGATGATGTGGACGACATCACTGTCCACGTCGTGAAGCAGAGTAATTTTATTTCTCAAGGCGTGGACACTGGCGGAGCCGGCGACCAAGGTATCATGGTAGGGTATGCTTGTGACGACAACGAGCAGATGATCCCGCAGGAACTTTACCTTGCCCGTGACCTGTGTCAGTTACTGTATGAGACTTATCCCTTTGACGGTAAAACTCAAGTGACCTTGGATAGAGGTGCGATTACAGCAGTTGTAGCAAGCTTCCAGAATGCCCCCGCCACTGACCTTGACCAGCTAATTAGAGGGTGGCTCCAAGAGGGCAATCGTCTTGTAGCCCCTACGTTAGAGGTCCACTGTAACCCCGCAGG